TAATGATAAACCTTTATTTTATCTATCTTCAGCCCTTGCGAGTGTATTAGCTTTTTGTGCAGCTTTATCATATAATTTATTTGCTTTTTGTAATTCTTTACCAAAAGTATCAAATGTCTTTTTAGATTGTTGTTCAGTTGCCTTTAAAACTGTATTTATATCTTTGGAAATAGAATTTAGTGATTTCTTTATAGCTTGTATTTTTTTATTAAAATCACTAATATCTATTCCCATTGTTGCCACTAAGCTACCAATATTTTCCATTTATTTTTTCCTCATTCTTATTCTGGCTGGTAACTTTTTTTTATCTTTTATTAAGGCTTCTAAGGGGTATTTGTATTCTTCTTCTACACGATCACCAATGCCCATTTTCTTTTTTGCCCATTCTTTTGTTCTTTCATCCCCAAAAGCTAAAGCCATCCCAACAGCAACTTCACTTATATTTTGCTTCTTTCCATTATTTTCCTTCTTTCCTTCTTTTTTTTCAAAATCAGGAATAAAGTCTTTTATTGTCCAACTAGTCTTATCTTGTTTTGTACTGTATAAATTAGCAAAGACAGACGCGATCAGCCCTAATTGGATTTGCAAAGTATCCCAATGATCAGGATACTTTGCATTAAATAATTCTAATTCTTGTGCTTGTTTAGCAGACATTCCTTGTAATGTCTTATCTACATTTATTATTCCTGCTCTTCTACAGGTTTCAAGCCAGAATCTACGTCCTGGCCTACTAAGTTTTTTTCCAGTTCTCCGCTTTCTAAATCACCATTAACATCTTTAAATGCATCTTGGAGTCTATCCAATGCTGATGCGCTCTTTTTACCTAAAGCAATAACATCAGCATCAGTAAATACACGTTGTGTTCCTTCAGGATCAGAACAAATAACCCTTGCTAGAGTAGAAGCTGTTATGTTGTCCAGAATACTGCTGGTTTCTACAATATCTCCTTTTTCTTTATCACTTGCTTCTTCTTTTCCTTTCCACTTAGCAAACATAAAAGAATCACGTTCTTGGGCATTCATGGCTCTAACGTATAGCGTGATATTTCCCCATTCAGGCACCTGTACTTCTTTAACAGGAAGATCATTATATTCTAAAATATGCTTTCTAAGTTCTTGTACGTTCATTTTTATTTTCCTTTATTTAACAATTAAAATTATGATTAAATTTTATTTCTGTGTTTTTAATTAAGAACCACTACCAGAATTAACAACAACTTGTCCTGTAATCTGAAAAGATACATTACATGTTATTTGTGCAGAAGGATCTAAATTCAACGGTAATTCTGTAACAAGTGCTGAAAATTCAAGAGATGTTTTATCCGCATCAGGAAGAATCAGTTCGTAATCTTTTGCCTCATCTGATTCAAAATCAGCTTTCATAGTATCATAATCAGTACGATTAAAATTCATTGTGCATGTGATAGTGCCTGGATTACGCAAACCAGCAATAAATTCACGGTATCCACCTGTACTAGAAAGTGAAGTAACATCAATTGTTTCCCTGGACATATTAGGACCGGTTAAAGTGGTAACTTCACCAACAGATGCCCAAGTAGAACCAGATATGTGTTTTTTAAGTAAAGCCCCAAAAGATGCAACAGCGTTTGTCATTTTAATTCTCCTTTATTTATTATTAATTTCCAGACCTATGGATCTGAAAGTTTACTGTAAATTTGAACCTATTATGTTCATCTTTTCCTAAATACAAAACATCAGATGTATTTTTAATTAAAATATATTTAGTTCCATTTATAGTACTATTGTTATAATCTCCTGTACTTAACAAATATTTGAGATCCCTCGCTTGATTATATCCATTTAAATAACTTTTATTTCTCACTAGTATCTGAATTGTTGGTTTTTCATAATCATACCTTTCTTGTGGAAAACCTCCTGTATCATACAAACATATACAATTATCAGGTCTGCTTGGCATGGTAGAAATAAAAAGATTAGTACCAAATATTAATGAAGTAGCATTATCAATAACATCTTTTATATCTACGCTAGGAGGATTTGCAGTGCTAGTGCTCATTTACTTTTTGCCCCCTGTGCTATTAATTTAATTATTCTATTTGAATTTCTTGCAATTGCATTTGATAAGAATAAAGCACCGGCCCCTTGTCTTTGAAAAGATGCTTCTATCATTTCATGCACATAAACAGCATAATACGCACCAAACCCAAAAACAACATAAGGGCCTTTTATACCACTTACACCCATGCCTCTAGCTTCTTGAATTGTTGCTAAATGTCCTTCTGATATCTTTCCAGCATTTTCTCCAACAAACGCAGGTGTTTTTCCTTGAATAACTGCCCCATTAGAAGTAACAATAAAAAAACTATTTTCTAAATTTCCCAAATCAACTGGAATCAATGGTGAGGTTGTTTCCATATCTTCATAAATTAATTTGGCACCTTCGATCAAACTAATTAAAGTTTTGTTTTGAATACTTCGGAGTTTTTTGTTTAAATTAAATATAACATTGTCCAAGCTGCTTGATGATATACTCATAACCAAACCTTAAACATAAATTCAATATTATTTATACTTGGTATTTTTTGTATTTTAGAAATGATAAATGAATCATCAAGTAATATTGGATCTGCTTGTTGTTCAACACTTAAATCAGCCAATTCACCTAAATACAAATAACCATTTAATGTTAATTCTGTATTTGGATAAATAACGGCTTGAGATGTGTTTTCATTTCCTTTATCATCAACATATAGTTCATTCTTTAATTCCCACCTCACATCAATTTCTAGGGGTGTTTGATAGACAGATGAACCAAACCCATCAGTTGTCCCAGAATCAGCCCAATACACGGCTTTTTGTTTACGGAATGAACCAAACATTAATATACCTTCCTTCTAATCTAACAGTTCACTATCTTCAAATTGGGGAACAGCTTTAATAGATACTATTTGCTTCCCTGTATTTTTTAATGTTCCAGTCGTATCTAATAAAGTTACCATTTGTCCATAAGATGTTGTTGCTAATCCTTCTCCAATGGAACCGTACCTCCCAAATGAACCATATTTTTCACGAGCATCACCAATTTCAACTTCTTGTGCTTGTCTTTCTTTTGTACTTTTAATTAAATGAGCCGTTAACCATTTTTCAATCTCGGTTAATACTGAGTCAGAAAGACCGCTACTAGATAAATTAGAATTTACCATTAAATTTGCAATAGTTATATACGACTCTATTTCTGGATCAGTTAAATTTGTATCCAATATTTCTTTAACATCGGAAAACACCACTCTATTTGCCATGATGATTGCCCTTTATCTTTGTCTAGATTTCCAGAGCCGTGGTTCTATGAAATCTGTTATTGCTTGTCCATTCCATTCGAGGCCCAACCATTCTATTGTATCCTTTAATTCAGAATAATCACCATGTACCATTTTTTCAGGCCAGATAACTTTTACATTTACACCACTGTTTACAATTTCAACAAATTTCTTTTTATAAAATTCAACCCACCAATTCCAGCCTTCTTCTTCTTTTGTAAATCCAAGTTCTTTCAATGTTTCTATATGTGCAAATTCAGTCATAAAAGCAGTTTTCATGCAAGAATATATAACATCTTCATTTCTACGTCTCACAATAACCCATTTTGATCTTGGAAAAGCATATTTCCATACCGGCCATATTAGAGACATTTTCACACATTTATACATCCAAGGATTTTCTTCTACCCAACCTTGGTTTTTTATAATATCAAGAACAGAATCTTTAAAATTTTGTGGGATTTTAACATCTTCTGTGCATAATAAAGGGTATTGTCCTCTTGGATCTGTGTTTAAATTTCTAAGTAAAGGTTTAACTACCCTTTGTCGTAATTCATAATTTTCAAACATCCCTTTAGCATTCCATCTGGAAGGGCCGACTGTATTTCCTTTCCAAGCACCACATAAATTAATACAAGCTGCTACCATACTAGTGCCAGAGCGTGCTGCACCGGTTATTAATGTTGGTGTATTTGTATAATCTTTTAACATGTTAAATTCTCCATGTTCCAATATTTTTTTATATTTTCATTTTTTATTTCATGCGGTCTTGGTTTTCCATGGAAGCAAATGGTACTTGATTTTTTCAATTTTTCGTTTGTAAATTCTTTGTTTGATACATCTTTTTTAAAAGATAGTATCCTACCTTCCCTTTTTATTTTAAACGGCTTAAATCCATTAAATTCTTCATACATTTTTCGTATAAAGATTTGGTCTCCTTTTAAGTTACCATTAGATTTATATATTGTATTTTTCTTATCTTTGGAAAGTGTGTTCAAAAATCTATCATAAATATAAGACAAATCAACATCAAAATACATTATACCAGAAGCACAATCAGCTTGATTAGAAAATCCTTCCAACATATAAAAACCTGTTGTACCTAAATTAAAGAAATAATCAATGTTGTTCGTTATAACAGTATCTAAATCAATGTATAATACTTGTGAATTATATTCAAAAGCATTACTTTTAAAAATTTCTAATTTAGACCACCAACCTGGTAAATTATTTTCTAACTTAACTATTTCTTCATTTGGCAGATTTATATCTATATCTGTAAAACATCTAAAATTAAAAGGAAAGCTCAAATTAGCTTGTACAGCTTTTTTTAAATTAAGGACATACTCTTCTGTGTAATCACCACCTGATTTTAGAACACACACAACATATTTAATTTTATTTTGGTTTGGTGCAACAATTCTTTCAAATTCAGATACTACAGAGGTAACACTAACATTCTCACATTTTGTATAAGCATATGTATTACTTCTTTCAATTGGGTAACAAGAAGCTTCGTAAAACACTTCATTAAAATAATCACTCCAAAATAAGAAAGTAGGTACTTTAAAATAAGTACTCATTATTGTTATTCCAGACGGGAAACCAATAACACCTTTTGCATTCTTAATTATACCAAAAGCTTCTTCAATATTTGTCTTTCCAATCATTGAAACAACACGCCCAGAAAAGCAATTTGTTATAAAATTATTTATTTTACAATCAAAATCCCATTCCGACCCAATTAAAATTAATTTACAATTTAAATTGGAACAAACCATATCCAATATTTGAGCAAGTTTTCCATGGGAAAGCGCATCAGACCAATTAGTTTTATACACACCATGATCTATAAAATACCCAACAATATAATCACCATGTTCTTGTTTAAAATCAATTCCGTATTTCAATTGATACTTTGATTCAAACATTGGTAAATCATAATTACATGTATATTCTGTATCT